CTGCACCTTGAAGGAGCTGGCGAACTCGACCTGTTCGACGACCCAGATCCAGCCGGTCTCCTTATCCACCGACGCAATCGACGAGGTAAAGCTGCGCGCGGGGATATTGTCCGTCGTGACCACTACCGGCGGCTGCCCATGCACACCGGCCTTTGCGCCTACCTCTGCGGTGATGAACGGGATCATGTTGCCGTCCTTGAGCAGCGGGAATCTTTCGAACACGACATAGCACACGCCGCGGTAGGCCGGGACATTGCCAGCGCCGAGATACGACTCGATCAGCGGATCGGGAAGCTGGTCCTCCGTGCCTCTATAGATGCGCACCGTGCCCCCGCCTTCGAGGATCATGCCATCGTAGATCAGGCGCTTTTCCGGGCCAGCCCACATGCGGCCGATGTCGCACTCGCCCTCGGCGAACGCGATCGCGAAATTGCCGTAGTAGACGTAATTCACGGTGGTCTGCGATGGGCCGCCCTTGCCCCCGGTATCGGTCTCGTTCTTCTCTTCGACGTAATCCGATGCCCAGATCACGTTGCCCTGAATGCCCACCGTGCCATAGACGATCGGGATCGGCTTGCCGTATTCAGACGCCTGGGGCGTTAGATCGTCGAGCCGCGGGCCGTACTGCGTCGGCAGGCTGTCAAATGTCGATCCGATCGCGCCACCGATCGCACTGCCAAACGCCGCCGCGACCGCGCCGTAGCCGGCGGGGCCGAGATAGAAACCGGCGACTGCGCCGACGACTTGTCCAACCGCTTGCCAGCTCATGCCTCAACCCCCGGGAAACGCCAGACGGCGACGATGCGTGCGCGCCATTGCTCATCCAGCCGATGCTCGACCACGCGGTTCACGCCGGCGCCGTTGAACGCGTGGATCAGCGAAAGCCCGCCATGCACATAGTCGCCAAGGATGCCGAAGTGCTGCGGCTCGCTGTCGAAGCGCAGCCACGCGACGTCGCCGATCTGCATCTCCGCGCGCGACACGCGCACCAGGTACCGCTCCAGCTCCGCGCGCATCTCCGCCGGCTGCGGCAGGCGGCCGTAATTGGCCAATGCGTCGACGGACATGCCGAGGCGCTGGCCGATCAGGATCGGCAGGCCGGCGCAGTCCATGGCCACGCCGCCGATCCGCGCCTGATGCTGCCAGCGCGCGCCGATCATCTCCCTGGCGATCGCGACGATCTGCTCTTTCTTCATGGTGGTCATGCGGTCGTGGTCGTCGTACTGACGCCTTCGCTGCCGCGCCGGTAGACGCTCGCGCCAGGCACATCCGGAAAGCCCCGGAAATTGACGTAGTTGTTGAACTTGTCGCGGCAATCCTCGAACGCGCGCTTCGTGCAGCCGGCATAGACCGAATACGTGTCGCCGGTCTGGATCTCGTACGGCATGCGCTCGTGCAGCGTGAGTTGCCCGCTGGTCGACCTCTTCACCTCCATCGACAGCCCGGCATTCAGGCCGCTGAGGAACGTGAGCTTGCCGGCAGTGAACCAGTCATCCGCCTCGCTGCGCGCGCCGTCGCTGATCACGCGGTTGTCCGTCACGCCCGCGACCGTGCCGGTCACGGTCCACGCTGCGAGGTTGATCTTGCACCGGCTGTCGCCGAGGTCGGCGGTGCAATCCTTGGTCGTCAGCCGCACGATCCGGCGGGTGTAAGCCTGCATCAGGCCGCGGAACTCGGCGTTGAACTGACTGCGCCCTCCCTTCACCTCGCCGAACGTGCCGGCGCGCAGCTCGTTGATGCCGATCGTCGTGTCTTCATAGTCGACTTCGAACAGCAGCACGGCCGCATAGTCCCAGACGCCGGCGTGGATGTCCTCGTCGGTGATCGCTGGGCTTTTCAGGACGCCGGTGACCTCGAGATTGTCGGGGTTCAGCTCGGAGGTACTTTCCACTTCGGATGCGGTGTAGCCCACTGCCGGCAAATACCAGACACCGTCCACTTCGAGCGCACTATCATGCGACGTCATGCACAGCACCACGCCGTCGCGGCGCGTGATCTTCACGCAGGTGGCCAGCGTGGTCGTGCCCTTCGCATAGCTTGCCTGGAGTTCGGGCGACCAGTTCTTCACTCTTTGATCTCCTGCAGCACGACGGACGGGCCGGCGAGGAAGCGCTGGTCATAGCCGCCCGGCGCGACCAGGTCCCAGTCGATGGAATCGTCCAGAAAATGCACCGGCGTATAGAAGCGCCCGCCCCAGCTCAGGTTGTCCACGCTGGACGGCACGATGTTCAGGCGCCCGGTTTCCGGGTCGACCATGCTCGCGCCGGTGCCGAGCGGCTCGCCGTTCTGGTACAGCACGAATTCGCCGATCAGCGGGCGGGAAATCGGCCGGTCGCGATAACGGCCGGACGCCTTGTCGATATAGCGGCGCTGGATCTGGTAATAGGTCTCGGTGCCGACCGTGACCGCCTTGACGCCGGTATTGGCCGGCGTGCCGATCTGGTCCTTCGGATCGAACATCAGGAATCCGTAGGCGCCGCCGGCGGTAATCTCGTGGAACGACTCGATGATCTGCCACTGCTCGACAAGCATCGGCACCGTGCCGAACTCGTATTGGCGGATACCTTGCGACCACACGATGTTGATCGACTCGAAGCCGTTGTCGGTCTGCACGCGGTCATTCTTGCGGATGATCTTGCCGCGCATGCCTGAGCTGATCACCGAGTTCGGCAGGATCAGGTCGGAGAGGACGATGATCGACATCTCAGTTGTTCCTCGCTGAATGGCGCGCGGCGCCGCTGTACGTCGCGGCAGCAAGCTGTGCCTGCGTGCGCCGGTCGATCGGGCCGTTGTTGTAGAAGTTGATCGTCTGCTGGATCGGGCGCTGGCCACCGCCGCCGATGCCGAGCTGGTTGTTCGGCGTGACGGAGCCGCCCTGCGCGCCCATCATCAGGTATTGCTTGCCGGCGACGTCGAGCAGCTCGGGGCCGCGCTCGTTGACTTGGTAGAGCTGGCCAGCCGACACCGGGCCGCCTGATGCGCGCGCGCCGGCGACAGGGATCGCGCCTGCGGCCAAGTCCTGCCCTTCCTTGACGCCGAGGCGGCCAAGCAATCCGGCCAGAACCGTCGCCGAACTGTCGCCGGTCTGCTGGCTGCCAGAGATGTGACGCAGCAGCACAGACACCGCCGCATTGGCCGGCGGAGCCGCTTCGGCCGCCTTTGCCGCCGCCTGGTTGGCGGCAGGCTGCACCCACGGCTTTTCGCCCTTCATGATCTGCTGGAAGACCTGCACACCGAGGTTGTCGCGGTGGCGTGGATCGGTGGCATGCAGCACTTCCTCGCGCGTGCCTTTCGGGCCACCCATCAGGATCGCCGGCACTTCGTTCGACTTCAGCGTGTCCGAGGCATAGATCGGCGATCCGTCCGGCTTCTGGCCGACGACACCGCCGGTGTGGTACCGCACAGCGCCGGCGAAGATACCCGGCGGCGTCGGCCGCACTACGCCCGAGCCTCCCACCACGCCGCCATCATGGAAGATGTAGGACGAAGGAGCGCTCGAGGTCGCGGCCGATCCCATGTATGCGGTGTCAGCTCGGCCGCTGCCAGACGAGCCGAACAAGCTCGCCCAGAAGCCAGCGTTCGAGCCAGCACCGGACGCAGCGCTCGATGCCGTCAGGCTGGCCACGAAAGTGGATGCTGCGGACGCGATCATGTTCAGCAGGCTCGGGAAGATCGACAGCGCGCTGCCGCCCTTGCCGGCTGCACTCGCGAGCGCCGTCACCGCGGAAGACGCCGTGTCGGCCGTAGCGCCCATGCCATCGACCGCCTTGCGCGCGTCAGCGATCGCTTGGGTGGCTTCCGGGTCGGCGGCTGCTGAAGCCTGGTCTTGGCCGGCGACTTGGCTGAGCGGCGTCGTGTTCGGTGCTGCGCTCGACGACGCGGCAGCACCGGGGCTTCCCGGCGCAGCGCCGGCGCTGGCCGGACGGACCGCATTCGCCGCGCTGCTCGCCGCCGTCGACAAGGCATCCAGCGCGGTCGTGGACGCCTGCACCGCCGCCGTCTGCGCATCCAGGGCGCCGGTCTTCGGGTCCTTGATGCCCATCGCCCCCTTGAACAGGCCGGCAAACATGCCGTCTCCCTCGGACAGCGACTTGAACGTGTTCTCCAACTGCTTCTGCAGCGGGTCGGTGATCAGCAGCTTGCTGAAGGTCTGCGTCACCTGGCCAGCGATCGGCTGGATGAAGCTCGTGTTGATGCTCTGCAGCAGGGAATGGGCTTTCGACTCACCCTGGACCGCATCCTTCTGCGCCTGCAGATCGGCGATCTTCTTGCGGATGCGTGCCTTGTCTTCCAGGGTCGCGGCCTGCGCGAGATACCCTTCCTGGATCTCGATGCGGCGGTCGTACAGGTCCTTTTCGTCCTTGACCTGCTGCGCGGCATCCTGGCGGCGCTGGCTGTATGCCTCCGGCAGATTCGAGATGCCGGAATTGATGGAGTTGGCGATGTCGGAAGCAAGCGACTTCTGGGCATCGCGCAGCCGCTGCAGCGCCGGATCCATCTTCGCGACTGCATTTGCGTATTGCAGCGCAAGGTCGGCGGCCGCTTGCTTGATCTTCGGATCGGTCGACACGGCGGCCAGCGCAGCCATCTCGTCCTTCAGCTTGCCAAGCTGCGCAACTGCCTTTTCGCGGACGGCGTAAATGTCGTTCTCGGTTTCGAGCAGCGACTTGCCCGACTGCTCAGCCACCAGGTTGGCGGCCTCCTCAGCGCGCGCGGTGGACTGCGCGACAAAGCCGGAACGCGTCTGGATGTCCTGGTATTTCGCCTGTGCGATCGACAGCGCGGTCAGGCGCTTGACGTCGTCCTCGCTGACCTGGCCGCCGGTCTGGCCCGCGAAGATGCGGTTCTGCCGCTCGGTCGTCTGCGCGCGGATCTGCGCGGCGCCGAACTCATTGCCGGAAGCTTGCGCGATGTTCGCTCGGAAGTTGTCGACCTGGTCGGCCATCGCGCGCTGCGCGGCTTCGCGCTCCTGCTGGGTGAGCCGCTCGTCGAAGTTGCCCTTGTCGGCGGCCTGCTTCTTCTGCGTGTCGTAGCGCGCGATGCGGCCCAGCAGCTCGGCGCGCTGGGCCGGATCAACCACCGACTTCAGCAACTGCTGCGTGGCCGCCTTTTCCTTGTCGAGTTCGGAAATCTCGGCCGACGTCCCCTTGCGGATGCTCTCGACCTTGTCGTCGTAAAACTTCTCGAGCGAGACCGCGCCGGCTTGGTACTGCCCCTGCTGGTACTGGTTGAAGAAGGACAGCGCCTGCTGCTCGCTCTCGAGCGCGTCCTTGAACTTCTGGACCTGCGTCGAATAGTTGACGCTGGCGTTTTGCAGAATGCGCGGGTCGGTGGTGTCCAGCGTGTTCTGCAGGCGCATGCGCGCGATCTGCGCCGGCGTGTAAGCCTTGCCGCTGGCGGCCGCATCGGCGACGTCCTTGTTGAACAGGTCGCGAGTTTTTCGCGCAGCCTCTGCCGGGTTGGCGCGGATGTTCAGGTCGTCCAGGCGCTCGGCCGCTGCGGTACCGCGCTGGCGCACGCGCGCGGCCTCGGCATCCTTGGCAGCCTGCTCGCGATCCTTGCGCGCCTTTTCTTCCTCTTCCTGGCGCTGCGCCTCGACCTCACTCGCCGCAGCCGACGCCAAGCTGGGCGGCATGATCGGCGCATCGCCAGTGAAACCGGCGCCGGCGGCCATGACCGAAGTCGGCAGCTTGATGTGGCCGAGGAAGTCCCAGAACTGCGAGGCCTTGGTCTTGACCTCGTCAAGCAATCTACCGAAGTCGCCGACGTTGCCCTGCAGGCTCTTCAAGCGGGAAGCCCACTTGTCGAGCACCAGTGCCTGCGCATCCTCGACCTTGCCCTGGTCCTGCAGCGACTTGATCGCATCACGATCGGCCGCAGTGAACACGTTGCCGGACTTGTTGAGCTCGTCGGCGAATTTCAGAGGGTTCTGTGCCAATTGCGCGAAGGTGGCAGCAACGTCATCCGCAGTCTTGCCCGTAGCCTTCTGCAGGCGCACCGCCGCTTCGGTCGCAGCATCGAAGGCCTGCGGGCCGATCTGCCCGGTTCCGGCCAGCGCCGTAGCCATCTCGCGCACCGACGACACGCTGGTCTTCGTGGTCTCCGCGATGCGGTTGGCCATCGCGCCGATTTGTGCCTCGGTCTGCCCGGCATAGTTGCCCGCCAGGGTCGTCGCATCCTTGAATGCCTTCGACTGCTGCGACGCCTGGTATTGCGCGAGCCCGAATGCCCCGAGCGCGGTGACGCCGGCCGCCACACCGATGCGGAACGGCGTGATCAGGCTGGCGATGCCGCTCAGCGCTGCCTTGAAGCCGCCGTAGGTCGACACGACGGCCAGGCCTTGCTGCGCGAACGCGCGCATCGGCGAGCCGCCGGAAATGATCTGTTCGACGAAGTCCTTCACCTGGATGGCGGCGATCTGGTGCTGCTGAGCCATCGCCTTGGCGCTCTTCGTTAGGTCGTCGACGCCCTTGACCGACTTGCTGGCCGCATCGCCGACCGCGCCGGCCTGCTGGGCGAGCTGCGCGGCGCCGCCGGTGCTCTGGCCACCGGCGGCTTCCGCCTGCTTCGCCGCCGCGGCGCTGACGCTGGTCACGACGCCTGCACCCGGCACGGCATAGCTCGCCGCGGTCGATGCCTTCGACATGTCTCCGAGCGCAGCCGTTGCCTTCTCGGCGCCCGTCGCCACGGAGGCATCGAGCGCGGCACCCTGCGCCTGCGCCGCCTCGGTCAGCTTGTCGGTAGCGGACCGCGTTTTGGCCGCCTGGTCGGCCATCTTTCCGAGCGCGGTCGTTGCGGCCGTGACCGGCTGGGCGTTGATTGTGACGCCCGCATTGCGGTCGATTACAGAGACCGGTTGGCTGACCGCATTCACCAGCTTGGTCTGCGTCGGCGCTTTGGGTGCGGCGGCCGGCGCAATGCTTGCGCTCTCCGCGATCGCCGCACCGAGTGCCTGCACGGCGGCAGTCGCCGATTTCGCCTGGTTGGCGGAAGCGGACAGCGAGGCGGCGGTCTTGCTGAAATCCTGGCCAGCAGCGAGCGAACTGGTCGCGCCGGTCAGCGCCTTGACAGCCGCAGCGGCGTCGGACGCACCCTTGCCGAACATGGTGGCCAGTGCCTTACCCTGCTGCGTCGCTGCATTCGCCACACGGACCGCGACGGTTTCGGCCTTGTAGCCCTCGCTCGCCATCTTCGACAGCGCGGCCGCAGCGGTATTGACCTGCGTGCTGTCTACGGCAAGGGTGAGAGTGGTCTTGTCCATCGCGTCCTAGAAATGAAAAAGGCCCGCCGAAGCGAGCCCAGGGATCAGCCGCTCCGAAATGGAGCGGTGATGTGGTGATTAGAAGGCGGTCGGCTGAATCTTCAGCTCCCCGCCAGAGCCGACACTTACGCGAAAAGTCCGTGTTTGCCCTGTCTTTACCGCAGTTACGGTTTCAGCATTGCCGGCGAAGCAGATTCCATTGCTACGCGCGCCGAGGATATGTTCTCCGGGCAGGGTGTGAATCTCGATCTTCTCGCCGGCGTCTATATCAGCGAATGGCTGTCCATCAATGGATAGGCGAAAGGTGCAGGCGCCGTTATTAAGGCCGGTGTCCCGTTTGAGAATGAGCGAAGCCGATCCGTCTTTGGGCTTCGTCATTCCCGCAGCGAGGACACGAGCGGGCGGAATTGGTGAGGCCGCGTTGGTTGGCACGGGCTCCGTGGCGCACCCGGAAATTCCGATCAGCAACGCGAAAATAAGCGCAGTTCTTTGCATCCTTATCTCCTCTTATTGTTGGCGAGGAGATAATAGCGCAGCATTCGCGTTTGCTAACTTTTCCGCATTTCCTCGAGCGCCGCGTCTTCCATCGTGCGGATCGCATCCAATACCTCGGCGCGGTCAGCGGCCTGCACGCCGAGCATATCCATCACCGCCGGCAGCGTGCCGTAATCCAGTCCGTACGCACCTCCGGGGCCGACGCGCCACTGCGTCCCCATGGTGATGAACACATTTGCCGCGATCAGGTTGTCGGGCCACAGCTCGACGGTCCAGTCCTCGGCAAAGTCCTCGGGCCGAAGTCCCCATTTAGCCAGTTCGGCAGCGTCTGGCCTCTTGCGGTAGAGCGCGGCCGCAGCCGCCTTCAGTTTCCCAGCTTGAACTGGCTCAGCTCGCGGCAATACGTCTGCACGATCATCCCCGCCGCAGCGTGGTATTGCTGATCGAGCTCGACCAGGTTGTCCTTGTTGAACTCGCCCTCGACGCCCGACCAGCCCACAGCGATTTCCATCACCGCGTCCACGTTTGAGCGCCCGGATTCCTGCCAGTCCTTCACCAGCGCCGCATACTGGTCTTTGGTCTTGTGCTTGAACTCGACTTTGATGCGCACTGCGCCTTCGGGCGTTGGGATCTCGACGGCAGCGAAGAAGGTCGGATTGGCTTTCAGCTTGAGCATGGCTTTCCTTTCGGGGCGGAGATTGCGGGCGGCCGGATCAGCGGCCGCCCTGGGTTACTGCTTAGGAGACGTAGCGGGTCACTTCCGAGACCAGCGACATCGTCACCTCGAGGCCCATGACCTGGTTCTTGGTCAGGGTCGGGGTGCGCGACAGGGTCACGTAGGCGTTCCAGTACACCACCGAGCCGGTCGGCAGCAGCAGGCGCACCGCTTGCGGGGTGCGCGCGACGTCGGCGCGGTCCAGCACGGCGTAGTGCGGCAGGGTCGCGTCGTCGGCGATGGTGAACTTGTAGACCATCGGCGACTTCACCGTCGGGATCTGATGCTCGGCATCGTCCTCGAGGAACGAGTAGGTCACGAACTGCTGTTCGCCGCCGCTCGAATTGGTGTCGAGGATCTGGGTGATCTGCTGCCAGCCGGTCACTTCGACCAGCGAGCCCAGGCCGGTGCCGACCGGGAATTTCGACACGTCGGTGGCATCGAAGCCTTCCAGCGTCACGGCGCTGCCGCCGGCTGCAGCGCGAATCACGCGGTCATTCAGCCGGGACCAGCCGGATTTGATGACCATGATGTCGCCAGTGGCGATCGATGCGCCGGCGCCGATGGTGGCCACGGCCGGATTGGCGTTGGAGACGGCGGTGATCTGCGAAGACGTGCCGTAGCCGGTGGCGAGCGAGATGGTCGCGCCGTTGGGTAGAGAGACAGCGCATTTGATCAGGCCTGCGCTCATCATGTACTGCTCGATCATGAGCGCCAGCGGCGCCAACAGCCACAGGATGGCAGCTTTCATTGCGTGCTTCAGTTTCATGGTTCACACCCTTTCAGGAAAAAATAAGCGCCTTGCGGCGCTCGGTTACGGATGCCCAAGAGGGCGGTTAAGAAATGGGATCAACCGGTGATGGCGTCGGCGCGGTAGGTGCAGCTCACCGGGACGACGTAGCGGTCGGGCTCCTGAATCGCAGGGCCTTGGCTCATCGGCGAGAGAAGGAAGATGCGCAAGCCGCCCTGCACGATCGGCGTGGACAGCGGAAAGGCGGCATCCAGCGATTCCGCAAGCGCGGAGGCGTCGCCCGGGCCTTCGCCGGGCGGCATGCACAGCGACACCTGGAACACGCCAGTCAGCCGCCGATGCTCGCCGCCAAGGGTGTCGCACTGTGTCGGCGCGGGCAGCAGGAAGCAGCGTGCATATCGGCCTTTCGGAGGATCGCAATCGACGTTCTGGAACGCGATGGGGATTGCCGGATCCTGCGCCGCCGCCCAAGCGGCCAGGCGCGTTTCGAATGCGGCGCGCAGCAGCTGGTCGTTCATGCCCTCGCCTCCACTCTGACGGTACCGCGGCAGCGCTCGCGCGCCACGCGCAGGCCTGACTTGTCGAGAACGAACTGACCAGCGGCATTGCGCTTGTAGCGCACGATGACGCCCTCCTCCTCATCCGCGATCAGCACACCGAACTGCTCGGCGCCATCGAGAAAGACGCGGGCACGGTGGAACTGCCGGTAGTTCACATACCCGGGGTCTCGCGGATCAGCTGAAATTCGCATGCTCGCTTCCATTGTCAGCGGTGATGAACGAGTCCTCCCCGGCCGGCATCACGTCCACCTTCACGGTCGCCAGCGCATAGCTCGGCTCGGGCTTCTCTTCTTCCTTCGGCGCCTCCTTCATTTCCGGCTCGTCCGGTACCGCGACGAACATGCCATGGAAGCCGCGCGGCTGAATCAGCTCCACTTCAGGTTCCGGATCTGGCTCATCACCAGGCAAGCGCTCGATGCGCACCGAGCCGAAGAGCGGGCCTTCCGGCGTCTCGACGCAGCGCCGGAACTCGTCGGCGGTGGTCCAGCCGATGACCTCGCGATCGTTGACGAAGACGCGGCGCGGGCGCGCATCGATGAAGTGCGCGCTGTTGGGGTCGGTGGAAACTCTCATTCGCTTATGGCCTTCCTGACGAAATCGTTGAATTCGAGCGCGCTGAGGCGGGCCATGCCCTGCGGCGCCTGTGTTGAATAGCCGCCCTTCGTCTTCCCGGTCGGATGCTTCGGCGGGTTCGGATAGCCGCCGTACTCCAGCACTTGCGCATACGGCAGGCTGTTCGACAGGTAGACGACGCCGCCAACCGGCAGGGCCTGGACCTTGTCGACCTCGCTATCGGCGCGAGCGGTGTCCGTGCTGCTGGTCACGCTCGTGTCCGGCACGCCGAAGCTGACGTTCCAGTTCGCGCGGAAGCGGCCGGTATCGACGGGTGACTTCTTGACCACCGCGGTGAACACCTGCAGCGTCGCCTTGCGCGCCACCGTCTCGATGTCGAGCTGAACCTTCGCGGCCAGCTTGTCGAGCGGGATGCTCCAGCCGGCCATGTCAGTTCGGAAGCACGAAGCCCGGCCGGCTGTGCGTCTCGTCGACCGCGGTGATGTTCATGGCCGGCTGACCTCCGATGCAGCTCACCTGCACTTGGCCGCCGCGGATCAGGATGGCCAATTCTTCGGCAGTCGGCTGCCACCAGGTCACCGAGACGTCGACGCCGTAGACCTTGCCGCAGGTCGCGTCCATCGCCGGCAATTCCAGCTTGCCGCCACGGTCGTCCCAGTTCGGCGGCGGGCCATACAGGCGATTGTTCGAGGGGTGCTTTTTCGGTTTCATTACTTCCTCACCTGCAGTTCGTAGAGCACCGGCGCGGCGCCGCTTGGATTGATCGGCATGACGTTGATCACCTGGTAAGCGACATCCGCCCAGGTGAACTTGTCGCCCTGCGCCGGCTCGGTGATGCCGACAGCGCTGACGAACACGTGCTTGTCGCCGGTCTTGACCAGCGTGCCGTCGATGAATTTCTGCGGGTAGTCCTCGACGACAGCCTTGACGTCCTGCGTCACCGTCGTGGGCACCGTCGTCTTTCCGTTCGCAGGGTCGTATCCGCCGGGCGTGGTGCGTGCCAGAGTGCCGATCGCGCCGAACTCGGCGATCAGCTCGTCGGCCGTCACGCCCATGTCTGCGTAGTCGAAGCTCATCCGCGCACCAGCCGCATGTTGAGGCCGTCCATCAGGAAGAACGGCTGAAGCATCTCATCGACCGCGCGCGGCCGCTTCGGCTGCATCGGCTTTTCGTAATACTCGACGTCGAGCGGACCGACGCTCTTGCGCTTGACCTGCGCATCGAGGTCCGGCTCGAGGTCGCCCGTGATCGCCTTCAGCGCGAGCGCGGCGCATGCCCGGGCGACCAGCGTTGGGACGGAGTCATCCGCGTAATAGCTGGGAAGGCTTGCATAGCCGCCCGGGGAATCCTTGATCGGGACCATCGCGCGCGGCCAGCACAGCGCCTGCGTCACCGTCTTGCGGTAGCCGGCCCACATGTCGCGGTAGACCTCTTCCATGTAGTCGGTGGCGCGGCGCAGGTACTTCTCGCGCTCGGTATCGCTGGCAAGAGCGGCCCACGCGTCGTTGCCGCGCGCGGCGTGATATGCGGTCGCATCGGCCACGGAAATGAAGCTCTCGGCATCGGCTTTGCCGGTACCGTCTTCGACGATCAGGGCCATTTAGACCTCGCTCCAGCCGGTGGCGGCGTATTTCTCGACTTCATCCGGATGAACGTCGGCAGTCAGCGGGCCGCCTTGGGCATCGTGCTCCTGGCGCTTCATCCGCACGGTCTTGACGGCCTTCGGCGCGCGGGCACGCGGCTTGTCGTCGACCTTCTTGTCGTCGTCGTGTTCCATCTCGGGTCTTCCTTGGGAATTCGGAGAAAGCCGGGGCACCAGGCCCCGGGCTTTCAGTGCGGCCGGATCAGCCGAGCAGCAGCGCGATGTTTTCCTGCTTCACGCCCTTCTGGCCCCAGGCGATGGCCAGCTCGTACTGGATCTGACGGTATTGCAGGTAGACCGACAGTTCCAGCGACAGGCCCGTGACCGGGTCGGTGATGGTCATGCGGTCTTCCGCCAAGTCGACCTCGCGGCCGCTCGGGTCAGTCGGCAGCGCCGGCGCACGGGTCGCCAACACGACCGCGCTCTTGGCGAACAGCACGCTCGGGGTGAAGTTGTTGCCGACGGTGATCGCGGTGTTGTCCGCGACCGCCGCGCGCAAGCCCGGCGCGCCGATGGTGATGACGCCGTTCGACAGCGCGCCGGTCACCACATACTTGTTGGTGTCCCCGTTGAGGCCGATCACGTCGCCGGCCAGGATGGTGCCGGTGCCGGTGTCCACCGCGATCGCGGTGTCGCCGACGTTGTAGCCGGCCGCGTTGTTCACCAGGTAGCCGGCGCCGGTGCCCTTGGTCACCTGCTTCAGCTGCGCGGACTGGCGAGCCTGCGCGCCGTGCAGATCGCCGAGAACGCCGCGGCGCAGCAGATCGGCAGTGCCGGATTCGTTCACCTTGAACAGCACCGCCTGCTTGCCGCGGATGTTGTTCATGGCCGCCGAGCTCAGCACCAGGCTGCGCTCCAGGCCGGCGCCGCCGTTGTCCTCGATGATCTGCAGGACGCTGGAGCTGTCGGTCAGATCATTGGCGGTGCCGAACGGGGTGGTGCCGGCGGTACCGTAGGCGCGGGACGCGCTCTTGCGCGCCTCGTTCACCACGTCGGTCTCGATCTCGTTGACCAGGGTGCGGATCGCCTGGGCGACCTGGTCGCGGAAGATCGTGTTCTGGCCAGGGCCGCCATTATTGACGCCGCGGCTTTGTTCGCCATTCCAGCGGATCGGTACGCGGCGCGATTTGGTGATGGCGATCGACACGTTGCCGATGTTCTGGTCACCGTCGTCCGGCGGGGTCACGCCCGGGGTGACGTCGGTCGCAGTGGCGGCCGGCGCGACCGGGCTCCGAACGGTCTGGCCGATCGCTGCGCGGGCGACCTGGGCATCCAGGGTCACGCCCGGGATAACGCCGACGAGCTCGCGCTGCACGGTGTCGAGCGCGGCATAGACGTCGGGGATGAGGTTGGTGAGGGTCATCATGGCAAGCTTCCTTTGATTTAAGTGCCCGACCGGGATCGGGCGTTGGCTTCGAGGGCGCTGTGTCAGTCCGTGATCTGGGCTTCCCGGGCGGCGGCGATCTTGTCGGCCGGGGGAAGCGCGTCGAACTGCGCGCGGGTATAGGTCTTCCTTCCGCCTGCATTGCCGTTGCTCGAGCCGGCGCCACCGCCAGACGAGCCCGTGCCCTTCAGGATCTGATCCTTGTACGGATACTGGTCGACCAGCACTTCCAGGGCTTCATCGAAGTCCGCCAGCTCACCCGGGCGGGTGCGGCTGAAGATCTTGTTGCCGGCCTGGTCGTATGCGACAGTCTTGCCGTCCTCGATCTTGAACGCAGCGCCGAAGCGGGCCTGCACCAGGTCCGCCGGGATGGCGAACTTGTCGGTGATGACCTTGCTGCGGGAAAAGCTGCCGCCGATCTTCTCGGAGTACAGCTGCTGCTCCAGGCTTTCTGCCTTCTTGACGACGGGAGCGTATTTCTCCTCGACCGCCTTGATGGCTTCTGCCTTCACCCGCTCGACCTCGCCGGCATCCACCAGCTTCTTGTCGTCCAGGTTCTTGATCGTGTCCAGCGCCTTGCGGGCCGCCGCAGGATCGGTGATGCCTTCGAAGTTCTTCAGGGTGGCTTCGGCTGTTTCGGCGCGCTCGCGGTGGTTCTTGGCCTCTCCGTTGAGCCGGCCGATGGTCGCGACGGTGCCATCCGCATCGAACGGGGCTTCCTTCCCGTCGGCGTGGATGAATACCGGCAGCTTCTGGCCGTTGACTTCCTGAATGACGATCTTTCCTTCGGCATCGAATTTAAAGGGCATGGTGCAGTTCCTTCTGGCCATCCGGCCTCTAGTGCGGTGGGACATCCATCCCGGCGCGCCCGGTGTGCATCCGCTCCTGGGCATGAAAAAAGCCGCTTCCCTTGCGAGAGGCGGCCGCTAAAACAAAAGGGCCCGCATTTGCGAGCCCCGGAATTGGGTTTTGACTGTTACGCGAGCACGATGCGCTCGCCCTTCATGAAACAGTGGGCGCAGACGATGATCTTTGTCCCGCCCTTTGTCCTGCCGCCCTGCGACATCACGCCGGATTTCAACTCCAGCACCTCCCGGCCGCCGCAGCGCCGGCACTGCAGCATGCTGGCCGGCTTCGGCATCTTCTTGATGCGATCGGTCGCGCGCTGTTGCGGCGTGTCCGGAGGTGGCGTGCCATCAATGACGGTGAATTTTGCCATCGGGGCATTATAGGCCCGCCCGCTTGAACGCCTCCGCGTCGCGCTGCTGCAGTTCCTCCAGCGTCAGGTACCGGCCCTTGTCGTTGTAGAACCGGTCCAGCGTCAGGCCGCCGTCGCGCATCAGCTTGCCTCGCGTCGGGCCGAGGATGTCGTCCTGGCGCGCCGCGCTCTGCTTCTGCAGCCAGTCGGCGTAGGTCGTGTCCGCCGGAACCTGTCCGTCCATGCTCGCGCGCGTCGACGGGCTGAACTCGCCGATGTCCACGCCGCCGAGATCCTTCCACGATTTCACCACCGGCACCGACGTCGAGCGGCAGTTCCAATGGAGCGCGCCGGGGCCGCCCAGCCACGGCACGTTGTGCCCGATCGGCTTGTGCGCGTCGTCGGCGGTGTACTTCAGGCCATCGCGCAGCCGGCAGCCCTCCGACGTCCGGGAATCGAGCGTCGCAGTCCAGACCACCGCCTTGATCAGGTCGCCGTTCGCCTTCAGGAAGCGATCGCGGGTGACAGCGGCGACGTGGCTCACCGCCGTGCGCGCCACTGCCTCGGCGTTCCGACGGTCGATCTCGATGATGCCGTCGCTGTAACCCTTGGCGCGCGTGCCGCGGATGCGCTGCACGATCTCGCCGATCGACTGGTTTTCGACATAGCCCATGCGGATCGCATCACGGATGCGTGTCATCCGGCCGGCCTCGATCTGGCTCGCCCACTCCTTCAACAGCCGGCCCTGGAACGGGCGCGCCATTGCCGCGGCGTAGACCTGCTCGACGTTCACGGTCGCGACGTCGACCTGCGCGATGATCTGCGGCGGGATGTGCGACGCGAACAGCTTGTGCTGATAGCCGGCCTCGTACTGCGCGAAATCCTTCAGCTCGGCCGTCAGTTCCTGCTCGACCTGCCGGTACGCCTGCACGTTGAGCTGGCGCACGCTGTACAGCAACTGGTCCAGGCGCTCGACGTTGAAAGCGTCCGGCGGCATCTTCTCCAGCGCCACGGTGATCTGTGCGAACAGGTCCAGGTCGATCCGGTTCAGCAGCGCGATGATGCGCTTTACTACGTGGTTCGCGTACCGCTGCAGGTCGACCTGGTGCGAGATGTCGGCGTCGCGCAGCCTCTCGTTAAGCGTTTCCATTGGCCGGCGGCGTCATGGTGGTTCCAGCCGGAGGCATTCCCGGGACAGCCGGCGGAATAGCGCCGAGCACCGGGCCCTGCGTGCTGATGCGCTCGGCCTCGTCGGTCGGATCCACCTCGGCGGCCAGGATGCCGCGGCGCTTGTATTCATTCAGCAGCGTCTCATCCGACAGCTTGCCGGCTTGGTTCGTCTTCAGCAGCAGCTCGGCGGAGGCCTCGGCCAGCGTCGCGGCGCCATAGTCGTTGAAGATGGTCACATGGCCGCCCTCGGGCAGCTTGAGCCACTTCGCCATGATCTGCAGCGCCTGGTCGAGCGCGTCTTCCAGGCTCTGGGTGATCCGCTGCAGCGCGCACATGCCGACGGCATTCTCCATTGCGACCTGCGTCGCGGTGACGGTGCCGGGCTGGATCACCAGCAGCTCGGCGCCGGCCTGCCGCATCTCTTCCTTCAGGTCGTCCAGCGACACCTTGCCGGCATCGATGGCTTTGCCTCCGTGCTCGACATACTTCATGTCGGCGCCGGTCGGCAGCTTGACGGCAGAGGATGCGCCGACGGTCATTTCCCACTTGTCGTCATCGATGCCAATCGCGGCCAGAATCGGCACGCGCGCGATGTGCAGGATCGTGTCCTGGTCGCTCTGGCTCTGCCAGTGCTTCACGTTCATGTGCGCCAGCTCGACCAGCGGCGGCCGCGCGCACATGAAGCCGGTTCGGTTGCCGTAGAACGGCACGAACGGAATGATGTCGAGGGTCGTGGTGCCGTTCTTATACGGGATCCAGTTCTCCGGCTTGGCCGGGTCTTTGCGATACGTCGCCCAGGTCCCGGGCTCCAGCACCCGCACCTGTTGCGCTTCTTTCGTACCGAAGGCGCCGTCCGGCTCCTCGACGCATTCCATGAAGCGCAGCTGCAGCAGCTGCCAGACGCCGCCGACCACCTTGGCGCGCCAGCCGAGCAACTGCGCCGGCTTGATCAGCACGAAATACGGCCGCAGGCCGGCCTTCTTTTCCGCTTCCCGCGTCACCTCGCCGGCGGCGGTGCGCTCGACGTTGCTGGCGTCAGGGTAATCGACCAGTATCCCGCCGAGGCCATAGCCCAAGGCTACTTCCATCGCCTCGGCACCGAACACGTCAATATTGCGCCCCTGCAGGTCGACGTCTTCCAGGAAGTCCGCGATCTCCGGCGGGATGTCGTCGCCGCGCGTGATCGGCTTCGAGAACGGCTTGCCGGTCAGCGTTTCCACGGTGCGCTTCAGCGCCGGGAACAGCACCGCGGTGTCGCGCCGGAATTCCCAGGTCTTGTCCGGCTCGTTCGGCCACTGCGGCAGGAATTTCTTGCCGGCCGTGCGCATCGCCCGGGTGCCGCCGAGCAGCGCGCCCACCAGCGCCCAGTCCTCGGACATCTCTGTCACGGCGCTGGATGGTTTGCTGACGTCGCTCATAGCTTCCTTAATCACATGCGCAGCGTCGAGACGACTGCGGTTCGTTTCACGATCGGCCAGCGCTTCACAAGGAAGTAGCCGATTGCATCATTCGGGTGGTCATGGCCAGTGGACTTGTCCGGCTCGCCGTTCTTGTCCCAGGCCTGCTGCTCGAGCGCCTCGGTGGTCACCGGGCACAGGTCGGTGTTGATCTTGAAGCGCCGCTCGCCGCTGTCGTTCAGGATCATGGCGTTCACGGCATTCACGCGATCGCGCACCGCTGGATTCGACGGATTGACCTCGATCACGAAGCCGGCCTGCTTCAGGATCGACAGGTCGGACTCGCTGGCATTCTTGCTGCTGGTGTTCTGGCCCGATGCGTCCGGGTAAATGCGCACCGGATGCCACTTGTCCTTGAAGCGCTCCCTGAGGATCTTGGCCATCTCGGGCGTGTCGCGCACGCCGGTGAGCTCGCCCACCTGCAGCGGCAGGCCTTCGCGGATCACGCAGATGCCGGCGGTCATGTTCATCACGTTGAAGTCCATGCCGACATGCAGCGCCTCGCCCTCGGCCATCACCGCGTCGGTGTGGTTCAGGCGCCGGTCGAAGTCCGGATAGACGCTGCCGCTGGCCAGGTTCACGAACCTGCCGCGGATGTACGCCTCGATCAGTTGCGGCGGATAGCTCTGCCGGAGCGACGGGATGTAATCCGCCGGCAGGTTCTTCGCATTGTCGTAGGTGCTCGCCTGGATCAGGCCGTACAGCTTGGCCAGCTCCGGCCGGTCTCGCACCGCCTTGACGAACTGCTGATACACGAACTTAAAGCCTTCCGGCGTCGTGGTGACATCGATGCCGTTCAGCAGCCCAGGCGTGTTGTAACGCATCCGGGCGATGATCTTGCGCCAGGCCACCGCCGCCTTGTCGGCCTTCATCACGTCCAGCTCGTCGATCAGCGCCTTGCCGATCTTGAAGCCGACGATCTCGCCGGGCTTCTCCATCGAGCGGCACAGGATCGTGCACCGGTACCGACCACCGGAATACAAATGCACTTCCTTGTTCGACTCGTGGATGTCCGTGGTCAGGCCCCACTGCTCCGCGACTTCCTCGATCGTCGGATAGAAGATGTCGCGGATCTGCGCATACGTCGGCGCGAAATAGCCGGCGTTCACCTTCGGCCACTCCCAGGCGTGCTGGCACAGCGCCGAGCCGCCGACCCATGTCTTCCCGCTGCCGAAGCCGGCCACGAAGGCGCGGAACTTGCGGTCCAGTGCGAGGAACCGGGCCTGCGGCTTATTCAGCCTCGGGCTCAGCGATGCTGGCATCTTCCACCTGAACCACAATCTTCACCGGCTGCACCGGATCGTCCTTCATGCCTGCCTTCACCATTTCCTTGTTGGCGCTCAGCAGGTTGAGCCCGATCGTGCTCGACTCATTGGCCAGCCTGGTCAGCGCCGAGATTCCCTTGAGCGACTCGATCGATTGATTGTTCAGCGGGTCCGCGTCGTCGATCTTGGCGACCTGAGCATTCGCGATCCCGGACAGCCGATGCGCCGTGGCCGCGCCGAACTTGGCGGCGCCGGCAAGGTGCAGACTGATGTCCTTGAGCTCATTGGCAAGCGAACGTACGGAAATCTGTTCGGCAATCCCAAGCGACTCGAAAGCGATTTCCGCCGCAACAAGCTGATTTGCAACGGTTTTTATCGTTTCCGTACGTTTTGAAAACCGCGCGGAGATCACGGATTTGCTGACGCCGTATTCCTTCGCCAGCGCGGAGGTCGATTCCCCTTTGGCGAGTCGCCGCCCTATTTCCTCCCACTGGGCGTCACCAAGCTTCGACTTTCTGCCCATGGTTGCTTTGTCCGGTTGAAGGTGTCGCCGCCCGCGCCAGGAGAGGAACGCAATTGCTGCGCTGGAGACCCCGGCCTTCTACACGTCGGCGACTGAGCTCGTTATTTCCGCCACGTGAGCTCTCTGGCGGGCTGCGAATTCACGATAGTTGCATTCCTTTTCAGCGCTTGGGCTTGCGCACGCTGATGCGCAGATTGCCGCGCACGTAGCCTTTCGGCTTTTCGATCCGCTCGAGATACAGGTCGCCAGGCAGCCGGCCGCGGCGGTCGAGGTCCGAGCCCCAGATCGCCAGCCAGTCCGCGAAGGTCAGCTCGAACGGCAGTCCTTTCTTCCTTGCGCTGTCTTCCTGCAGCCGGAACAGGTGCAGGGCGATTCCGCGGTCCACATCAGCGCTGGATGTACATCCGCGGCGGCAGGCCAGCCAGCTCGCGCAGCGCGGCGATCTTCAGCCCAGTGGCTTCGCTCAGCACGATCCACATTTCAGCGCTGATGCCGATCTTTCTATTCCTGATTCGGCACATGTTCGGTGGCGCGACGTCGAGCTTGGTCGACAAAGCGCGATCGCTGCGCACGCCGAACTTCTCACGCAGTGCGTTCAGAAGGCGGCCGGGCTGATAGCCCGGATGGGTCATGTCCGACATGTGCACTCTCCTTGGAGGGCAGCAGGAAGAAAGAAGCCCGCGGACCTTGCGGCGCGCGGGCGAAGTCCATCTCACGTTTGGGAGGTGGAGGAGACACGGTGGAACGGCTTGAAGGCTGGCGGCAGCCGGCCGGTGCTACCCGGGCACGGTCCGGGCATTGGCGCGGCGGCCGTCAGGCTTCAGGGCGCTCGTACTTCTTGGGTGGGAACCACTGGCCCCAGATGATCAGCCACATCGCGAAGAGGCTCACCGCATGCTCCTGCGGCGCTGCTCTTCGCGCTCCATCTCGATCAGGTCGCGGCCGAGCTGGCGGTTGATCTCCTTGTCGCTCGGTGCCGGTCTCGGCTCACGCGTGCGGCGGTCCATGTCGGCGCGGGCCGGCGTCTGCTGCTTCTGGTTCTGACCCATGGGATGCTCCAGAAATGCGAAAGCCCGATGCCGGAATTCCTGTATCGGGCTTGAATTGGTGCATACTAAGCGCGGGACTTGCTGCGATGTGGCACTCGCAGAGCAGGGCGTCAGGAGAAAGGTCGTTGCCAGCGACGGAGTCAAGTATCCGCGTGCTCCAACCCAAGTCCCCCGAATCTCACTCCACGCGTTAGATCGACGCATCTACTCTCAAGAGAACCGACTGCGGGCCCGAAGGGGCTTCCGCCAGTCTTCATTGCCTCGCAATACACGTAGCGGTAACCGGTGATTGCGTGCTGGCCAATCGATTCTCTTGATGGTGCGGCGGAAGGAGCTAATCCCCGCCCTTGACTGCATTTCCGGGTCTATCACATAGCAGC